GCTTGCCGTCAGCGCCGACAGCCATGGAGGACGGGATCTCGATGGGCTTTCCCTCAAGATCACAGATCACAGTGTCAAAATCGATTTTCATAGGCTTGTCCTAGACGGAGATTCACGGAGATGCCCGCCCTGGCCGTCTCCGCGGCGACCAGGGCGAGCGACCCATGCTTGCGCACGGGTGTTTCAGGTCAGATGGTCTGGCACATCGGCCTTCGCCGCGACCTCGTCTTTCTCGATGAGGCACGACAGGGCAGAGTCCATCGCGCTCTCCCAACGGGTCTTGAGATCGGCCGGTAGCCACGACAGGATGGTTTCTTTCGACAGCTCCGACAGCGCCGCATAGGGCGGCTGCCGATCTTCTTCAGGGATCGTATAGGCGAAGGCCTGGAGCGTGTGCTCGCGCTCGCCGTTCGAGACCGTGATGGCGACATGGATTTCAGTGATGATGTCGGCCACGCCATTGATGGTCTGGCGAGGTAGCGAGGCGATTTGGTAGGTGTGCTTGTAGGCCATGGCGGAAGTCCTTTACGAGAGCGCGACGGTGCCAGAGCGGACAGTCCCGTCCGAGCCCTTGGCCTTGGCGGTCAGGGTGGTGTTGTTGGTCAATTCAAACACCACATCGCCATTGCTGGCTGGCGTGACGGCTGATCCCGGCGTGAAACCGATCGCACCTTCCACATCGAGCTTGTAATTGGCGCCGGTTGTGCCGACGCCAAGACCGACCGAGTTCCAGCGGCCGAGCTCCGTGCCGCCGGCATTCAAAAACAGCAGATTTGACCCTGATGCCTGCAGGGCCACATCGCCGGCATTATCCACGGACACACGGCCACGCTCACCCGAGGTCGTATTGCCAAAGAAAAAATATGCGGCATTCGTGCCCGACCCCTGAGCGTAGAACGCGCCGTAACCAGACCCGCCTTGAGAATACAAAATCCCCGACCCGGTGCTGTTTTTGAAACAGCCGACGGTACCATTCGTTCCAACGACCTCGATTGGGTAGGCCGGAGTGTCCGTCCCGATGCCCAGACCGGTCGTCGTCCAACGCCCTGCCGAAGAGCCACCCAACGCAAAGCCAAGCGCGTTCGCAGCCGGGAAGTAGATGCCCGTGTCCAGATCGCCTGTTGTGGTGATCGAAGGCGCTGCAGCCGACCCGGCGGCGAATTTCGTCTGGCCGCCCAGGCTCAGTCCGGTGGCCGCAGCCAGCAGGGTGGAGACATCAAACCCGGCGCCACCGGTCTGTATACGGGTGGCGGCGGCCAGCTCGTCACTGTCAGAGCTGTCGAAGGCGTGAATCTGCCCGTCGGTATAGGTAACGGACGGGCTGACGCCGGTGTCGATAAAGGGCGCCCCCTTGGGGATGAAGATGAAGGTATCGTCCGCCATTACGGTGGCTCCTTACGCGGGTCGCTTGGCAAATTACGGAGAGATCAGGATGCGCATCTGCGTGCCGGTGCCAGCCAGCAGAATTTGGTCGGATGTAAATGAGGTCAGCTTGAGAAGCAGGCAGACATAACAAGTGCCCTCGTAGGCAACCGGGATGCGGTAGCCGCCCACATCAAGGATCAGCCCCTCGATACCATTCCCGTTGACAACCACGTCAGAGCCGTCGAGCTGGAAGTTGATTGTCCGCCCATCCGCAATGATGAGCTCCGTGCCAGTACCCGCCCAGGCATCCCCCGGCGATCGCGAGGCATCGACGATGCCGATGGCCCACTCCCCGACCACGTTTTCGTCTGTCGCCTCGTTCGGCCCTTGGAAGTTCGACTGCAAGGTTTGGATCGACAACAGGTCCAGCTCTTTCAGGCCGGGAACCTCGATTGCCACGACAACCTTGTAGGCCGCGCCGGAAAAGCCCGTATTCGAGCCGAGATTGTCGGTCAGGGCTTCTCTGGAAATACGGCGGATGTCCGTTCCGTCATCATACCAGATCACGTCATTTGTCGTGTCTTCATAGATGCGCCGACTGGTCGCGGTCGGCGTCCCCGCACCGCTTTCAATCAGCGAATAGCCGCTGGAAATTTCGGCCTGCGCAACCGTTGACTTCGCTGCCAATGTCCCCGCGTCCGACACCTTGGAAAGTGTCAGCGTCGGAATCTGTGAGGCGTTCTGGATGGGCGTTTGCAGGATGCCGGAGGCGTTGAGCGCCGAGGTGATGCGCCCGTCCGTCAACTCTGCTGGCCGTGACGAGATCGACGCCCAGGCAGCCGTCGTGCCCAGGCCCGCCCCATCGGTGAGTTCGTTCGTGTTGGTGATGTAGTTCGCGTTGAGGGCGCCAGAAAAAAGCCCCCCGCCGGTCCGGCGCAAGGCGTTCGAACTATCGAGCCGGGCGCTTGGAATGTTCCGGTTGAGGTCGCCGAGGGCATCCAGCCCAGCCGCAACACGCCCGTCCGTCAATTCGGTCGGGCGGCCGGTCACTGTCGAGCCCCAGGCCGCTCCATAAGTGGCGTTTGTGTCGCCCGTAAAACCGACCCCCGCCAGCGTGACCTGACCGCCACCAGCACCCGAAAGCGTGCCATTTGCCGCGATCGACACGGCTGAATTCAGAATGCCCTCGGAACCGACGAGCGTGGAAAGGTTCGTCGGGATGCTCGCGACATTGTTGCCCCAGGTCGCACCTGCGGTGGCATCGAGATCGCCGACATAGCCGAGGCCCGAGATCGTCACCTGCCCACCACCGCCACCGGTCAGGGCGCCGTCCGCACCGATCGCCACTGCGGTGTTCAAAATCCCTTCCGATCCAACCAGGGCGGCCAGGTTGGTCGGGATCGAGGCGACATTATCGCCCCAGGTGGCGCCGTAGCTGCCCCAGGTGTCCCACGTCGAGCCGTTCCAGCGGCTTTCCACCTCATTGACGGTATCCCACCAGCGATGGCCCGGCGAAGGCGTTGATGGCGCTGTCGCGGCGCGGGTCGTGGGCAGGGCATCGCCATTGAGGCGCATGGCCCCGGTGTCGTCCGCGTAGAATGCCTCCACGCCCGCCGAATTCAGGATTTCAAACCCGGTGCGGCCGCCGCCCAGATCGCCAATGGTCAGCGCGCCAGACGTGCCAAACGCGCGCGTGATATCGCCCGTGATGGCCAGCGTTGACCCGTCCCAAGCCAGATGCTGGCCGGACGGATTGCCAACGGCCAACTTGTAGGCCGCGCTGTCATAGCCGAGGAAAAAACCGGTGCCAGTCAGATAACCGGTCGCGCCGCCCATGATGGCGCCGCTCGTGGCAACGATCAGGTCATTGCCGACATACACATCATTGGCCGTGTAGATATCGCCAGAGACAAGTTCCAGCGTCTTGACCGATGTGCCGCCGACAGTCGTGAACATGTAGATGGCATCGCCGCCAAGCGTGATGGCCGACCCATCCTTGCCGGAATACATCTCATAGATCGCCGGATTGCCACCCCCGGCAGCCACGGCCAGCGAGAAATAGGCCGCCGCGCCTTCGATGTCAGCGATCGCACCGGCATTGGTCGTCACCGATGCGCTGACCGTGTCGATATTGGCCTGCAACGTCGTCTGGGCGGTCGAAACTGCCCCGTCAGTGTAGGCGATGGTCGAGTAGGTCGATGCCGCTGTGGCTTGGGTCAGATAGGTCCCGGCCACCGTTGCCAGCAGCGAGGTTTCCAGCGCCGCAATCGCACTGTCCTGCCCGACCTGCGTGGCCATGGTCGTCGTGATTGACGCGCGGGCCCGGCGATTTTCCGTCAGTGCCTGGCGCACACTCCCCGCCATCGAACCCAGCGAGCGCTCGATCGACACGAAGCGCGAAACGACTTCCGAGGTCGGATCCTGATAATCGTCAGCCGTGACCTGATCCGGCCGGCCAAAAGCGGCCAGAGGTTCGGACACCGCCACAACCCCATCAGCCGCACTGGACGCGGTCGGCACTAGGCGGAATCGAACCGACGCCGCCGACGCCGGGGCCGCCTCGACACCGGACAGCCGGCCCGTTGCCCCACTGTCCAGTTCATCGGTCGAAAGCACGCTGCCGGCACTGTCAAACCAGACCGCCTCGAGTGCCACGCTGGAAACCGCGCCTTCAACCGCGATCTCGACACCGGCCTGAACCAAAACGCCCGGCGCAACATTCTTCTCAGCCGGGAACCACAAAACCTTCGTGGTCTGCGCGCCGCTGGCCAGTGGGGTCCACAAAGCCTTGAAGCCCGAGGTCTTGCCGATGATGAAACCGCCATCCGCGGCCTGCCAGCCATCCGATCCGGTCGGATCCTCGATCCAGTTGAGAAGCGAGTCCTGAAGCGAGGTTTCAGCCGCTTCGGCCAGGGCCTGACCGGCCTCGGCAAGTGTGCTGTCAGCCCGGCCCTGCGCGGTATTGATGGCCGTGACGGCATCGCTGATGGCGGTACTGGGTGCCGTGGCGTCATCAGCCACCATTGTCCCGGTTGTGATAACCGCCGAAATCCGTCGCGTGCCCACCACGCCATACTGGCTGATATAGGAAATCGCGACTTCATACCCGGTAGACGATTCCAGCCCGACAATCGGAATAGTCGTGGTCGACGGCTTGAATTCCCCGACGACCTGCCAACCGCTATCGTCATCGTCCCAGACCAGACCATCCGCCGGGTCCAGTTCCGTGCGATACTCGACAACGATGCCCGCCGCCGTCTCGATATCGGCAACGCCCGTCACCGTGATGCCAGGCGTGTTGCCGCTGTCCGCCGTCGGCGTCCAGACGCCCGAGCCGGGCGCCGCGACCGTGTAAATGTCTGGCGCGGTCAGGCCGGGCGGGGTCGGCGGGGTCGGGTCGAGTCCAAGCGCATAGGTGTGCTTGCCGCTGGTCTCGGAAACAAACCCGATGCGCACGATATTGGTCGCCGGTTCAAACACCCGCGACATGCAAAGGCATTCCACCCCATCCAGCAGGAAGCCCGGCTCGTCGATCGTGAACACATCGCCCGGCTCGATCTGCGCCATGTGCGGCTTGAACGGGACCGTTCCGCGGATCGTCTCGCGACTGTCGACCATGTCATAGGCGGCCAGCTGCGCAGGCTGGTGGCGGTTCGTGCCATTCGACTTGATCGCGACATAGGGATAATCAACGCCGCTCTCGCGTGTGCCGCCATCGGCAGTCACATAAGTGGCCTCCGACACCGGGTCCTGCGCCACCATTTCCCAGTCATGGGTTTCCATCACGCAGCGCGGGATGATGGTGTTGCGTCGCGTCAGCCGATCGGCACCAATCTCGATCTCGAACGGGCCGGCGGTGTCCGCACCCGTCACCGTGACGATTGACGAGCGGGGCGTGCGCACCATGCAGGAAATCTTCCCGCCCTTGCGCATATAAATCCCGCCGCCCGCCTGAAGCATGGCCAGCAGAACCTGGTGCTTGTCATCCTTGGTGGTCGGCTGGCCTGACACCACCCAGTCATTCGCGTCAGCGATGTTGGCGCCTTCCACGAAGGCCGGCACATCAATGCCCGATTGGGCCGCGCCGATGCCGCCCACCAGCACATCATTCTCGAAATACCCCAGGCACCATTTCAGGGCGTGCAGATAAGGATTTTCCGAATAAACCCAGGTCGAGGCATCATCGACGCGGCAGCTTCCAGAACCGCCCGGATAGGTACTGTCCAGGCGCGGATCCCAGCACAGAATGCCTTCGATCAGTTGCAGCGGCTGTGGTTCGCCGTTCGGCCAGCGCTCGCGATCCTTGTCCATCGCCATGGTCAGCATGGAGGCGGCCTTGCCAGACAGCTTGTAGGACGAATTCCACGCCGGCAGCGTGCCCGCTATTGTCGGGTCGCCCTTGTCAGCCGGAGACTGCAGCGCGGTGTCCGGTTGCGCCCCCAGCGTCGTGTCGCGCCAGAAGATGTCATTCCAGGTGCCGGTCGATTGGCGGCCATAGGACCCGGCAAATGTGCAAGTCTCGCCATCCGCCGTGAATGTGCCGAACGCATTGATCGGACCGGCGCCGGAATAAACCGTGACGATGGACTGATAGCGGTTGTCAGACCCCCACTCGTCGCGGTGCACGATATTGCCCGCAACCGCCCGGCGGCCAATGATGAAGGGGATGCCCGCATCCGGGTCGGCCTTCCACTCGGTGGGGGAGCCGCCGGCGTCAACACTAGGAGCGAAGATCGCGGAGGCCGCCGCCGAGCCAGCAGACAGCACGCCGATAACAGTCGCGGTTTGAGCGAGCGTCGCGGTGCCAGCAGCATAGGCCGTAAAAGCGCCACCGACATAGGAGACGACGGCTCCGATAGCCGCGGAGATAGGATCAGCCATTGGCCACCCTCCAAGCACCTGTGAACATTCCTGATGGGCGAACCACGCCGAAGCGGGCGGCACCGTCGAGGCTCAACACTCGGTTCGAACCCGGCGCGATGCACACCGTCAGGGCCACATCGAACCGGTCATCATCAGAAGGCAGGCCCACGATATCGCCGGGCCAGGCCGCCGCCGGTGCGATACGAGCCAGGCCGGTCGCATCCATGGCGGCCAGCAGATTGTCATGCCCTGTCGCCTCCAGGGCCTTGGCGGCCCCCAGCGCGCTGCGATAGCGCAGCCCCTTCAGCTGTGGCACCGACACGCCTTGCTTGCGCAGCGCCAGGGCGGTCAGCTTCACACAATCGGTGCGGCCCCAGCGCAGCGCCTGACCGGCAAAGCGCTTCAGGCAGGCGTCGACGGCCCGCTGGCGGACCAGCAGATTGTTTTCCTGTCGCATGAACGGGCCCTATTGCAGCCGGGTGTAGGGGCGGCCACCCGGATTGGTCACCGCATCGCGCCCGCCCACGCTGCTCACCGAATTGCGCGGCGTGCGCAAGCGCCAGTAGATCTTGCGGGTCACGGCGCTGACATGGGAAAGCCCCAGCTCGCCCGTCCACACGCTCTGGTGAAAGGCGTTCGAAAGGCGCTGGCTGGCATCCTGAAGCAGCTGAAATTGCTCTTCGGTATAGGTGGCAATCTGAAGACTGCGCCGACCAGGCGCGATTTCCAGCGTCGACGTATTCAGCCGCCCGTAGTGCCACTCCAATGGCGCTCCCACGACCGAGCCATCGGATGGATCAACTGCACCCCAGTACAGCGTCCAGGCAGAGCCCTGCGCCGCTGCTGCTGTCAGTGTCTCCAGCCCGGTGTCGGTGAAAACCTCAAACCCCAGATCCGGGGCCACTGCCTCGGCGCCAGCACCATCCTCGATCTCCGAGACATAGGACAGAGTGCCGAAATCATCGTGCTCGGGCACGAAGGTCTTGCTGTCAAACACCACCGTGCCGCCCGAGGTCAGCCGAACAGTCTCACCCGGCAACACCAATTCCAGCGCGATGAAGGAAAACGGGTTGGCCTCTTGCCACTCGGCGATCAGCAGGGAATCCATCAGCCTCGCTCCCGGATCGAAAACGAAAGCCCCGGCACATGACCGGCCTCGTTGGTGTCGAAGGCATTGGCCGGAAGGTCGCGCACATAGCCCTCGATCTTGGGGCTGGCGATCTCCACCGTATCACCGTCAGCAGGCGCCACGCGGATCAGCGGACGCAACGGAAGCGCGATGACGCCGAGGCCATCCGCTGTAGCGTCCGCCGTCGCCCGGTACAGATAGCGACGCGATGAAATCACGATCGACACCCACTGCCCCTTGAAAACGGAATAAGCCGCCGAGCAGCCGCGCACATTCAGTGTGCTGCCAAGCTGCGACGCCCCATCAACCACCGGCGTGCCCGGCGACCCAAGCGACTTGCCCGGCTGCGGCACCGGCAAAAGCACGGTATCCGTCTCGGTTTCCAGATCGGTCCAGGCTAGGGCGTCGGCATAGGTCATCGCCGCCAGCTGGAAGCGCATTTGCCATTTCGATCCAAGGCGGGCGATCCGGCTTTCATCACCGCCGAACGCGGGCGACAGGTCAGCCCGGGCCGAGACAAGTGACGCGCCAGACACGCGGATCTGGCTGGATGTGGGAAGTGCCGTCGCCATCAGCGCAGCCTTTTCGTGTTGCGGGCCGCCCGGCGTTGCGCCCGAGCCTCGCCGGCCGCATAGGCCTGACCGGCCGCGCGTTCCGCCACAGGTGTCGCCGCTTCCTGTACGGCGGTATCAAACAGGTCACTCTTGTCGACCGAGACGAACACGAGGCGATCCCTGATCACCTCCCGGCCCGGCATGCCGCCAGCACCGGCCAGCACCGTTGCAGGGACACCCGAAATGATGGTTTCCGGACCGGTCTCGCCGACGCGATACATCATGCCGGCTTGCATGGGCCCGCCCGAAGCCCGGCCACCTCCGAATGCGGCTGTCAGCACGGTCGCCGCCGTGCTCAAAAAGCCCGAGCCGCCACCCTCACCGCCACCCGATTGCGACATCAGGTCGAACAGGTGTTCACCGGCCCGGTTGAACGCCTCATAGAGGCCATCATAGGCAGCCTGGTAGAGTCGGCGGCGCAGGAACTCGGCCAGATCACCGTCAAAGGCCGCCATGACGCCGGATGCGAATGTCGCAGCAAACTCGTGACTGAAGGCATCGCGGCGGTCGCGCAGCGCTTCCAGCTCCGCATCCTTCAGCGCGGCGGCCTGTTCCCGCGCAATCTCGGCAAAACCTTCCATCGCCTCGCGCTTGGCGTCGGCCCGAAGGGCGGCCCGGGTCGGACGGCCGGCAAATCCCGGCGTAACATCAGCCCCCCAATCATCGTCAGGCATATCGAGCGGACGCGAACCGCCTGCACCACTGCCTGCGTCGCTGTTTTCCCGGTTCTGGGCCGCGGTGTCGCGGCGACTTTGCTCTTGCTGCAATCGCATTGTCAGGCGCTCAATGCGCTCATCCAGCATTGCCTGCTGTCCACGCAATTCGTTCAGCTCAGCCTGTGCGCGATCCGCGCGGCGATCATTGGCAGGCGTGTTCGGTAGATAGGTGAACTCATCGACACGGGACTGTTCGCGTTCAATCGCCGACTCGAGCAGGCGACGTTCGAGCTGCATTTGACCGATAAGGTTCTCGAGCGGAGACTCGGCCAGGTCGTCGCGAACAAACGTCCACATACTCCCCAGCGCGCCGCCCGCCTTGATCGCCAAGCTCGCGATGTCACCCAGCGCCTCGGCGAGGTTGGCCAGTTCGTCGGCATTCTCCGCAACAGAGCGATTGAACTCAGCGCCGATCGTGTCTTCCATTTCACGCATGGTCCGCGCCGCCTCAGCGGCGTTTCGCGCGAGCTCATCACCAATGATCGCACCGGCGTCCTCTGCGGCGTGCGCAAACTCCTCCAGACCGTCGCGGCCTTCGCGGAGCATGTTCACCAATGCGGCGCCTTCGCTGTCGAACGCCTTGAATGAAAGTCGGAGCTGCTCCTGGCTGCTGCCGGCATTCTCGACCGCTGTCGCGTAGTCGAGAAGAATGTCGTAGCTCGACCGCATGTTGCCCTGGCTGTCGCGCAGGGGAATGTTTAGCTTTTCCAAATCACCCTGAAGCTCGCCTGTGCCGTTCGCGGCTTCGGCCACACGACGCGACCAGCGCTGCATGGCCATATCAGTTTGCCCGATCTCCACTCCGACCTGACGGCCGGCGAAGCGCAGACGTTCCAGCTCATCCACGGTGAAGCTTGTTCGATCGGCGGCCAGCACAAGGTTTTCAGAGAAGTCCAGCGATGTCCGGGCCATGCTCGCGAGCATCGTGCCGCCAAGCGCCACACCACCAACACCCAGCAATGGCCCCAGCGCGGCCATCAGGCCACGCCCTGCCCGTGCTGTTCGCTGCATCGACGTTTCCACGCCCCGCCAGGCCGGGCCGGTCCGGTCACGGGCGTGAATGTCGAAACGGAAATCGGAACCCAAACCCAGGGCCATCAGCTGTCTCGCTTCATGTCTTCCGCACGCATCTCGTCATGCGCCTGCCAGAGGCGCAGCTCATCGTCGGTCAGGGTCTCGGAAAGTTCGGCGACCGTGCGGCCTAGCCGCTCGGCGAGGAAGAAGAGGTATCTGAGCTCGTCATCGTCGGAGAGTTTTTTTTAGCCTCCTCGAACGACAATCCGTGCCACAGACGATAGCCCAGATGCTCGATCACCTCGGCATCAACCTTGCGGGCCAGAAACAGGCGATCCGCGATGGTGAACAGGGCATCGCCTTTCTCATCCACCGCCAGGCGAATGACCGTGCGAAGGGCCTCCTCGAACGGATCCTGATGGCCCCTGTCCGTGCGGGCGTCACGCATGATCGCCGACTTGTCGGCAATGGTCGGCTTCTTCGCGAAGACGCGAACCGGCGCGTCCTCGCTGCCAAAGGCGACGACATCCACGAAGGTCACATGGTTTTCGCGAAGCTCGCGGGCCCGGTCGAGATAGCTTGCGACCAGGCCCTTTTCGGCTTTCATCATGGTCAGACGACGGTGCTGATCGTCAGCGCGCCATTGCCTTGGCAATCGAAGGATTGCGAGACAATGCCGTCGACGGACGATTGGATGCCGATGCTGGTGACCGTCGCGGTGCCGGTGTATTCCGCGTCGCCGCTCGCATCATCGGACGGATAGAGGTTCAGCGTCACCGATGCGCCGATGGTCAATGCCACCTGCCCGTTCGTGTCGCTCGGATCCCAATGACAGGTGATGCTGGCCGTCCAGGCGTTCAGCCCGACAATATGGCTGCGCCAGCTGTCGCCTTGGGCGGTGTCGTCGGCCGTCTCGGCGGTCTGGGTCACCGACCACTGCGTTGTTTCAGCCACCGCGTTCGCGCCGACCTTCACGATGCCGTCCTTACCGTGTGAAGTTGCCATGATACTTGCTCCTTGAGGCTATGGCAGGATGACGCCGGGGGCACCCTCGGCGGTCTGGGTCTGAATTTCGCAGGTCAGTCGCAACTGGCCGGCGATCTGGTTGCCGTCGCCGTCATAAACTTCTGAGACGGCGCGGGGGGTGATGTCGAAGAGCACGCCGGCCGACCAGTCACCGGGCAGCAAGGCGGTTTCAACTTCGAGAAGGATTGTGTGCAGTAGGTCGTCTGCGGCCTCTTCATTGGCGGCCTCGACGATCATGTCGACATGCACCTGATCGGTGCGCTCCTGGCGGCGTGGGGTTCGTTGTGTGATCGGCGTCACATCCCCATCGCCCACGCCGATTGAAAGGGCGGGAAGATCGGTCTTGTTGACAGCGCGGGTCCGCTTGACGAACACGCTCGTGCCGGTGGTGGTCAGACCGGTCAGCTGGGTCTTGATCAGATCCCGCGCCTGTATCCGCACATGGGTCGGCATCAGCTCATCACCTCGTGAAGAATGAAAACCACCATGCCGAAACTGTCAGGCTGCGGCGGCGATGCCGTGATGTAGGTCGTTCCGTCGATGGAAAACTGATCGTTTTCAGCCGCATTCGGACAGTCGGCCCGGGCCAGCGAAATGGCGGGTTTGGCGCTTTCCACCTGAACAGCGCCGTCGTCCATCGCCGCGTAATAGTCGGCGGAGAAGACGCCATTGACGGTGGCGGGGTCGCCGGTGACAGGCGTGTATGTCACGCTCTGCCCCAGCGCCGCCCCGAACACGCGGGGCATGCCGGCGAAGACACGCCCCGCCATGTCTTAGGCGCCCGCAGCGAGCGGCGGGGTCGGGTTGAGCCGGACGTCAAAGGTCGTATCCGACGATCCGGCGGCCGAAACCGCGACGCCGCAAAACCAGTTGCTGAGCGCCGTCTTGTTGAATTCCGCGTCGGCGACGTCCCAGTAAACCGGATCACCCTGCGAAATGGCGAGCGAGGTCGCCTTGGGCAGTGTGTGGACACCATCCAGGCGCAGCACCACGTCGGCACCACTCGCAGCATCCGACTGGGCAACACCAAAGATGTTGCCCACCTTTACGAAATCGCCGGAGGAAACCGCAGCCGGCGCGGTGACGGTCAGGAAACAACCGTTCTGAACAAAGTTCGTTGCCATGGGGAAAGCCTTCCTTGCTTGTTGGATAGCCAGCCATGCGCCGGCATTCAGGTCTTGGCATGAAAAGGGGGGCGACGATTGCTCGCCGCCCCCCTTCATTCAGGGATGATGTGCCCGAGCTCTAGGAGCCGGGGTTTTTCACCATGCCGCGATAGTCGATCGCCTTGGCCGCACGACGCAGACGCGCCTTCAGCTTGATCGCGTCGGTGTCGAAGTCCTCGACCTGCTGGATGACCGGGCCCTGCTCACCTTCCAGCGAGGCGAAGTCGATCGTGTCGACATCGCCCGGATCCGCGAACAGATACCAGTCATCAGCCGAACCGCCAGACAGGCTGGCCAGACGCGGCTCGATGATCGGCGTCAGACCGGCGTGGACATTGTCATAGGCCGGATCATTGGCGATGGTCATCGAGCGGGTGTACTGAAGCGCCACCGTTTCCAGCTCGGCCGGAACAGCAAGGTAGCGCGGCTCCAGGTTGAGCAACGAGCCGGACTCGTCCGCGCTCGGCGCCAGCGAAGTCTGCTTGCGCATGGCCGCCTTCGCCTTGCCAAGGTTGTCAATGGTGATCGCACCGGCAGTCACCAGGTTGCCGTGGGCGGCATCGAAAAGGGCCACCGTGTCTGCCATGGCGGCGTTCGCGGTGATGATCGCCCACACCAGATCGCTTTCGAAATTCGCAGCGGACCGGCCAAACATCGTGACCATCCGGTCGAAGGCACGCAGATCGTCATTGATCAGCATTTCCTCGGTGAAGCGGATGGCCCGGCCATAGGTCGCGAGCGCGTACTGCTCACGGCTCTCGCCGAAGGTGCCATAGGTATATTCAGCCCCTTCCAGCTTCTGGACGAAAGCCGGCGCATCACTCAGGGCGACAACGCTGGTCGTCTTGAAGTCCGGCAGGGTGACCTCATTGACGATCGGTCGGAACGTCTGCGGGGCCGATTCGTAGGCCTTCTGCAAACGCTTCGACGCGACATTGGCGAGGATGTACGGGAAGTCGCTGGTCGTGTGCGAGGACCGCAGGATCTTCGCTGCCAACTCGCTGCGCGACAGGCCACGAACATTCTCACCGCGCTGGGCGAGAAGGTCCTTGCCGATTTCCAGCAGGTTCATGCCGCGGAACTGACGGGCGCCGTCCTCGAGGGCGACTCCCGACGGTGCCATGCGGTGCTCGAGCGCGTTGATCGCCAGACCACGACGCACGTCCACCTCGTCGTGACCGCTGATGCGAGCGCGGGTTTGCGGGGCCTTGTCGTCCTGATCGGCCAGCAGGTCGATAAATGCGGCGCGGGCCTGGTCGACGGTGTTGCCATCAGCGATCTGTGCATCGATCGCGGCGTCGTCCAGCTTCAGCTTGCGGCCGATGGTGCGAATCTCGGAGGCGCGCTTGCGCTCTTCGTCGCGGGCGGTGCGGGCGAGCGCTTCGGTATCAACCGGAGCAGGCGTGTTAACCGGCGGATTGACCGGCTGGGCGCGGGTGACGTCGTCTTTCGGGGCGTCGCCCGTCTTTTCGATTGCCTTGGTAGACATCGGGGTCTCCTCGTGGGATTGGGCGGGCTCCGCCCGTTCAATGATACAGGGGTTTTCGATCTGGCCATCGGCCGCGCGGAACCCTGCCTTGTCGTCCGCGCCAATGGGCACCGCGGAAATCTCCATCGGCTCCCAATCTCGTGCGATGACGCGGGTGCAGCCGTCGTCGTCGCTCTCAATCACTTCGTAGCGATGGACCTGATAGCCCACCGACACATTGCGGATGATGCCGCCCTTGATGTCGCGCCAGATCGGTTCAACGTCGTCACGTTCCGACAGGCGGATCAGGGCTCGGCCCTCTCCGTCCTCAATCCATGCGCGCTCGACCACGCCGATCACATCATTCAGCGACCAATCGCTGTGCGTGTTCAAAAAAGGCGCGCCATTGTTCAGGCGGTCCAGCCGGATCGCCTCGGGCGAGACGTCCAGCTCTTCCAACACGCGGCCCAGACCCGGCATGTAACGGCGAACTGCCGCGCCAGTGGTCCAAACCACCTCGACCGTGCGGGCCGTCTCATCGACGCTGTCCACACGCAGTTGCACGTTGCGGCCAAGCCGGGACAGCTTGACCTCGTCTGCCACATCATCCGGCATGACTTACTCCTCGTCGGTTTCGTCGATTGAAGCGGGTGTAGATGCCGATCCGGACTGGCCGGACACGGCTGCCTGCGTCAGGCCAGCATCGCTGACCTTTCGCGGATCGCTGTCGAAGACCATTTCGGCTTCGTCGACTTCGGCGAACCAGGTCGCAAATTCAGCAATCACGGCTTCGGGATTGCGGCCGTCAGCGCGGATGGCCTCATTGATCGAACGCTTGCCGATCCGTGCCTCCATCTTGTCGGCCATCGCCTCTTTCAGGCGGTCGATCGGCTCAAAGCCTGGCAGCGTCCAGGACACGCCATAGTCCAGCGCGTCGATCCGGCCAGCGGCGAACGCACTCTCGACAAACCAGCGATACTGCGGGCGACACAGCGTGGGCAGCACTGTACGCCGCTGGAAGCGGCGGATGGCCTGTTTGAACGGGACAAAGCCGGCCTTGTAGCTAGACCAGTTGGCCTGGCTCACATCACCGGTCAGCAGCATGTAGGGCATGGACGCGCCTGACGCGATGCGATGCAGGCGCGACCGAATGTACTCAGGATGACCGGCAGTCGACGGCGGAGTCGCGAAACTGATGTCCTCGCCGGGCTCGAGGTACTCAATCATGCCTGGCTCGAACCGCTCCAGCTCGCCTTCATCGTCATCAAGCTCATCCAGCCCGACCTCACGATTGTTCGTCACATCGGAGCGGCGCACAAAGGCGCCGAAGCAATTGGCGATCTTTTGTTGCATCAAGGATGCCTGCTCCAGGTCATCCAGATCACCGAGGTCCTGCAGCACAGCATGAAGCAGCGGCACACCCAGCAATTGGCCCGGGCGGGTGCGGCGATACGAATGCGCGACCTGATCGGCACCGACGCGGGTGCTGGTCAATGACTGACCATGCAAAATTCGGTTCTCGCCAGGATGGTGCGGAAACAGCCAGTAGGCCTGCCGGCGGTTCAACAGATCCAGCTCGATGCCGCCCACAATGTCATTGCTGCCATTTCGCAGGCGGGTGCCATCCAGGTGATCCGGTTCCAGCAGCTGGATCTGCAGCGGGATGCCCAGCCCGTCTGACGACCGGCGACGACGGCGGCGTTGCAACACGTCACCGCTTTCCAGCAGTGTGTGAATGGCAAGATCCTGCAGGGCAAGCCAATCGCCCTGACCATCGCTATCCGCGTGTTCGGAAAATTCCTCGAACGCCTCACGCAATTGCCGATCAAGGCGATCACTGCCAGTGGCCGGGGTTGGCACAATGCCAGATGCGCTTTCTGTCCAGATTTCCAGCGCCCGCTTGGCGTAAGGGTCATTGCGTTGCGACTCGCGGGATCTGTTGCGCAGCGTTGCCGCTGCTGCGGTGTTTTCGGCATTGGCCGACGTGCCACGGCCCTTTCGATACTTGTTGCGGCGGCCGGTCGAGGCAGCCTCGAAGCTGCGCATGGCATGACCCAGGGCGGCCTGCGCGCGCGCTCGGCGCAGGGCGGCCTCTGGCGCGACCTGGCCAATCAGATGCGTCAGCCAGCCCATCAGGAACCACCCTTGAACACGGCGCGGGACTGGCGGCGGCGGGTCGTGACGCCCAGCTCTCGCTCCATCTCGGTCCGGACAGACTTCATGTCGGCCAGGCTCTGATATTCGACGCGTTGACCGTTGTACGACACCACACGCGCGCCGGTGGCGATGGCAGCGTTCAAGGCGTCCAGGTCGGCTTGGGCGTATCGCGTGCTCACAACCAGCTATCTCCACTGTCATTGAGGCCGCGGCGCTTTTTGCGGCGGCGTTTGCGTTGAGGCGGCCCAAGTGGCGGGCTGGGTTTGGCTTGTTCGGACGTGCTCGCAGGCGTGCCATCCGCGGCGGCATGGGGTCCGGAGTCGTCGGCACCGGCGTCCGCTGTCGGCACGGCAGCGGCCTTCGGCAGCTGGATCGGCGAAGCATAGAGCGCCGCGACGTTGTATCGGCGCAGGTCGTGAGCCTCGTTTCGAACGCCTTTCGGACATTCATAGGCACGGACGTCCTGGCCACCGACGCGGCGGCGGATGACTTTCTCGGCCAGCAACTGACTGAAGTATGCCGCGTCATAATCGGCCGAGAAGTGACAGTATCCAGCGCCCGGCTTCTTCACCCGAAGCGCGCTGTAAACCTGATCAGACGCGGCATTCGTGCCGACCATGAACAGGGTGTGCTTCGTGCGCGAAATCGAAACCCGCTTCGGCCAGATCGGCTTGCCCGCACCGCCGTCGCCCTTAATCGCGTAGACCCGCCTGCCCAGACGTTCAGCGCAGAACCCATAAACGCGTTGCGTGTGATGGCCGCCGCTGTCGATCAGGGTCGTCTGAATACGCATTGCCCGACCGTCCGCGCGATGATAGGCGCGCAGCAAAAGCTCGTCGAGACTGTGCCAGACAGGGTCCATCGCCGGATCACCCATCAGCACCGTGTGCTTGATGCCCCAGCTTTCCGCGCCGGCGCCCCAGCCAACAACATCCAGCTCTAGGCGATTGTCCTGCACGTCGACGGCCGCTGTCAGCCACAGCACCCCCTTGGGAAAGTCGTCCTCGCCATAGGGTTCACGGCGGGCCAGCAAACTGTCCTGGCTGACCGATACGCCGCCCTCTTCCCACTCCTCGGCCAGCTGGGTGTTCGTGAACACCTGAAGCGTGAGCACATCATCCTTCTGGTTCAGGAACTTTTTGACGGTGGCAGCCAGCGACTGGGTCAGCGAATAGAGCTTCGACGGATTGAACCCCTGATGCTCGCACGGTATGGGCGTCCGGTTGCAGGTCGGGCACAAGGCCTCGCCCGTGGGTGTCCAATGCTCGTCACCCGACCAGTCGAGCGGCTTGTGATCTGCGTTACAGCATCGAAACGGGCGAGTTTGTCGATACCCCAGATCGCTTTCATGTTGGACCGCCTGAACCGCGGCCCGGCGCTCTGCCTCAGACCAGACTACCCCGCAGCCGCGACAGCAGTAACCAGCCGTTTCCGGCAGGTGTTGGTGGTTTTCGTCCTTGTCCCAGCGGACCCGGTCGAACGTCATGACCTGCGCATCACCGCAGTGCGGGCACCTCACAAAAAGGCGGCGCTGGTCGCTCATGGCATACTCCCGGCCGATCCGGCTGAACCCTTTTCGTGTTGGCGAACAGGTCCGAATGCTTTTGGCGTTCCAGAATGAGGACTGACGTTCCTCAGCCAGGGATAGTGGATCACCTTCCTTGCCGGCGGTCGGCGGGTACTTGTCGACCTCATCGGCCAGGATCACCCGCTTCGGACGACTTGCCAGATCCGTTGGCGAGTTCGCACCGACCAGATCGATGACCGAGCCCGTGTCGAAGGCCTTGCGGGTCAGCGTGCTGTCGCTCGATCGGCTTTTCGGGTCCGGGCTGATTTCCGCCAGGACGGGCGTCACCTCGAGCATCGGTTGCAGCCGGTCTTTCGAAAAGGACTCGGCCAATTTGTCGGTCGGCTGGATGAACAGGATCGGGCTGGGGTCCTGATGCGAAAAGTAGCCCGCCGCGTTCAGCAGCAGCTCTGATTTGAATTCCTGCGTCGGTGCCATCACGGTCACCGTGCGCACCTTGGGGTCCGTGACGGCGCGGGTTGGCCCAAGTGCCATTGGTGATCGCGACGTGCGCCAGCGGCCCGGCTGGGCAGCGGCGCGGGACGACAGGCGACGAAACGTGTCCGCCCACTCGATGAGATTACGGCGCGGAACCGGCTTCAGCGTCTGTCGGCGGATGGTCTGGAATACGGCCGCCACCGCTTCCCGTTTCGCCCGTCGGTTCGCCGATGACGTCATCCGCACTCAATTCCTTCAGGATGTCGTCGATCATGTCCGCAATGACCGGCTCGAACTCGAGAGCGCGGCCCGCATCAAGCTCTGGCGCCAGTCGCCCCGGCAACGCCGTCAGGCGAGCGCGCACGGTCGAGTATTCGCGAGTCACGACTTCGGCGATCAGCTCGACATCAACGACGCGGCCTTCAGCTTTGGCCAGATCGATCTCGGCTATCGCGGCCTCGGCCAGCATCTTGCGAGCACGCGCCTGGTCATAGTTGGCAGGCGGGATCTTGGGCTGGTCCGGCTCGCCCTGGGGCTCGCCCGGCCCCTCCACATTCTGCAGGTGCCAGCGGAACACATCCGGCGTGTTGAACAGCCACTCTTTTCCCTTCGCGCCTTTTTGCTCAACCGGGCAACCTCGGCGAACCCAGGCCGAAACCGTCTTGACCGAAACACCGAATATTTTCGCGCAGTTGGCGCGGTTGACGATATTTCGATCCGCGCTGCCGCTCATCGTGCTTCAGCCTTGATCGCGAAAGCCATGAAACACCCTTCCCGAATCCTCATGACTAGACACAATTCGGGGACCGAACATACC